AATGCGGGTGAGCGGATGTATCTAGTTCACGAGATTGACGATCCAACTTGGACGAAGGCAGAACAGATTGGACCAGCACTTGCCCTCGAATCAATCTGCCCATTAAAGATGATAGTCGATTCAGGAGGTCAGAGTCTTCACTGCTGGTACGATTGGATACCAGGTAAGTTCGATCAGTTCCGACATATGTCCATAAAGCTCGGAGCCGATCCATCGATCTATAACTCTCCCCTCGGATTAGTCCGACTGCCTTGGGGGACGAGAAAACCGAAGACCGAAAAGGGAGAGAAGTATTCCGCCATTCAACCCATTCTGTTTTGGCGGGAATGACGAATACCCTACTTCAGGCAACCATCGTACGACGGTTTATTAGATTAGGTATTAAACCAGTCAAGGCGATGGATATGGTTAAGCGAATGAATGAGGGCGATGCTATATTCATTGTCAGAAATCACATAAATTTAAAGCCCCTAATAATTTTAACATTAATCAAAAATCACATAAAACCAAATAATACAGATGAGACCTGAAGACGACCCATACTATAAAGCACAATTAAAAGCCATAGAACTCGAGTATATGCTCGACTCTCCCACTGTCACCAACATGCCAAACCGATCAATTGAGACGAGGAATGACGATCCCAAACCACTTCCCGACATCATGTCATTCGGTCAATGCATGGAGTTCGCCACTAACCCCGCCAATGAGCTTGAGGAGATTATCGAGGGATGCCTCCACGAGGGATGTAAGATGATTATATCAGGCTCCTCGAAAGCCGGTAAAACATGGTCCTTGATTAACTTGGCCATCGCCGCATCCAATGGGATGCCGTGGCTGGGGATGCCGGTTAAGCAGAGTAAGGTTCTATACCTCGACTTCGAGCTAAAGAAATACTTCGGTACGGATCGGATAAAGCGGGTAGCCAAGGCGATGTTTAAGGGAGAAATACCCAGTAACCACTACCTGGACTATTGGCCACTACGAGGTCACCGAACAGAATTGTTGGATCTCCTAACCAAGATACGAGTGGAAAAGAGGAACTACGAACTGATTATCCTCGACCCATATTACAAGCTGGCAACAGGTATAGACGAAAATGATGCCAAGGCGGTAGGCGAAATAGTCAATCTGATCGAAGACTTCTCCGAGGAAACAGGAGCCGCCATAGTATTCGCTCACCACTTCTCCAAGGGGAACAAGTCAGAAACCGATCATATAGACCGAGCGAGTGGTTCAGGTGTATTTGCAAGAGATCCCGATGCCATCCTAACCCTGACTTCCCACGAGGAGGAGGAACACCTTATCCTCGAAACCACTTCCCGAAACTGCCCATTCTCACCTCCAAAAGTCCTCGAATTTTCCGCTGAAACCTTCCCCCTTTTCGAGCATAAGCCCGACCTCGAGGCTAAGTTCAGAAAGCCAGGTCAGATATCCACCCAGCAAAAAAAGATTAATGAGGCCTTATCCGAGAAGTTTTTGACCCTGTTAAAAGATAAGCCGATTATCGGTAAATCAAAAGTTATTGAACTTTTAGAACAGCAGACAAATAACAAGATTACCGATGCCATGTGGGCGAGCATATATAACCTCTCAAAAAGTAAAATTGATGTCGAAAAGAATGGTCCAGGTAATCAGAATATCTATTCTTTGAAGCTCCAACTGAAAAGCGAATAGGTTAATTAAATAGTTGAAAGAGTAGTAGTGTCGGCCTTATATAGTATACACACTACTACTCTCTAGACTAAAGACAGGCTGAAAAGTAGTTGTCCTTCGGACTAAGGCTTTGGCCCGTAGCCGGCCCAATAGCTAAAGCTACCGCAATAGTCCGCCAAACCGCTAAGGCGGCATGAACCAGGACAACTACTCCATCAGCCTACAAGCTCACTCGATTAAAAGATTAAAATGAATCATCAGCTTAACCGATTAACCGGTGGAATAAATATCACTCAGCCTAACCATTCACTCGTTATAAATCCTATGCCGTCTAAGAGGTATAAAGATAGGGTTCGTTCAATCACAGCTAAGAGGGCATTCAGAGGAATGGCGGGATTGGCGGTCTTATACCCTAGCGTGGTAGATTGTATAGGTTGGAGGCTAAAAACGCTCTGAGCGTCCTCTACGGGGCTTTAAAGGCTATATTTGAAATTATATGTCGGTATCCGAATCAGAAGATTCAAAGTTAGGGTCTAATATCGGATTCATCTCATATATGACTTTTAGCCTAGCCTCTTCAAATTTCTTTTCGGTCTCAGCGAGATCCAAGTTGTGACACTCGGCATATTGTTTAGCCAGTGTCTTTTGATCGGGTTCTTTATTCCAAGGGAAATCTTCCATGCCTATCTCTTAAACATCTGTGACTTCGGCATCAATAACTTTTTCATCCTTAAGGTTAGCCAGCTCGGCTCGGATCTCGTCCAGGCTTAAAGATTTCTTTACCTCTATGGTTTGGGTAGGCTCACCTTCATACTGGCGATGCTTGTCGATTAGGATGCCGGTGGCGATTGGTAGGACTCCGTTTGGTATTTCATCATTGTCCAGCTTCTCGATCATCTTCTCGACTGCAAGCTGTGAAGCATGGCCGATCAATCCTCTCATTACTTTCTTCGATGCTTCGATTACCTCTTTCTCCCTGGTTCTGATTACAGACAAAGTGTTATGAGATATTTTTAGCTTACTGGTAATCTGTTTGATCGTATTACCATTGGAAAGCATTTGAACCGCTTTGGCATAGTCACCTGGTCTTTTATCAAAAAAGGTTTGTGCCGTGAATATCGATGGGCAAGTTTCCTCCTCCGTCAGGTTTGCCGGAAGGTTCATCGCATGATGGGTTATTCTCTTTTTTTTGGTTGGCATGAAAACTAATGCACGAATAACTTTTTACTTTTTGAAATTTTATCGGTGCAGACATTTGAGAAAGTAATCTTAATAAACATTCAGTCAAGGAGAATTAGACATAATCATTATTGTGCGGTAAAAATTGTATAAAAAACAATGTAAAAATATAACATATCAATATTTTTATGCGATTTATGTCACAGACAGGGGGGGAGGGGGGTCGGATTTGGCGGCCCGCCGGTCACCGAGACCGATTGTAGCCCATAAAAAAATTTCCACCAATTGCTCCACATCGCTCCACGCATTGCTCCACATTGCTCCACATACCCAAATGTTAGAATATGTTAGGATATGTTAGAATATGTTAGGATTAGATGTTAAATCCTTGATTATCAGGATGTCCGAACAAAATTTCACTAATTTAAAGAAATTGCTCCGCCAAGTGTACCACTCGCCAATCCATCTGTTAAAATGGAGCTATGCCGCTCACCTGGACACCGCACCCCGCCTTACCGCCTCTGACAAAATCAGAGATGCTGTCCATGACTCCCGAATCAATCCTCGCATATTGGGAGAAAAGGGAACAGGCGATTAAAGATGAGAAGGATGATCCTTACCGGCACGGCTTCGAGCTAGACATTTGGAAACGAGCAGATGAGCAGTTAAAAAATCACTCGGAGATTCTTATCATGGGAGGCAACCGGAGTTCGAAGAGTCATTTTTGCGCTCGAAGAGTAGTTCAGTCCCTCGTTGAAAACCCTGGTACGATTATATGGTGTCTTACAGAGACCTCGGCAAATTCGATTCAATTTCAGCAAGCCCTTATATACAACGCATTACCTAAAGAACTAAAAAGCCTCGGAAGGGGAAAAGTCGGATATGTGATGTATTCACTTCGTAATGGCTTCACGGCCTCTAAGTTTACCCTGAATAACGGAAGTCAGTGTATTTTCCGTAACTGGTCCCAAGACATCAGTACAATCGAAGGGGGAGAAATCGGTTCACCGCAAGATCCAGTCAACGGAACCCATAATATAGGCTATTGGGCAGATGAGCTTGTACCGATGTCGTGGGTAAACACACTTCGATTTCGCACAGTTACCCGAAATTCCAAGGGAATTATCAGCTTCACCGCCGTTGACGGATGGAACAGCGTAGTCAAATCGATGCTCACGGGAGCCCGCACCATAGAATCAACGAAGG